CCAGTAGGCCCCGTCACTGTGGATGCAGCCCCAGTCGGGCCGACGCTACCCGTGGGGCCCGTGACCGTCGATGCGGCTCCCGTCGCACCAACACTGCCGGTGGGCCCTGTCACGTTTGACGCGGCCCCCGTTGGGCCCGCCACACCCGTTGGCCCGGTAACCGTCGATGCAGCCCCCGTCGGACCGACACTTCCTGTGGGACCAACGCTTCCCGTCGGGCCCGTCACTGTCGACGCGGCCCCCGTAGGGCCAGCGACCCCCGTCGGGCCCGTGACCGTCGATGCCGCACCCGTGGCCCCGACGACGCCTGTGGGTCCGGTGACCGTGGATTGTGCCCCCGTAGGACCTGCCACGCCGGTCGGGCCAGTGACCGTGGACGCTGCACCCGTCGGGCCGACGCTGCCCGTGGGGCCCGTGACCGTCGATGCGGCTCCCGTCGCACCCACCATGCCCGTCGGGCCCGTGGGCCCGTTCGACAGGTCGATCCCGGTCGGCCATCCGCTGACGGCATCCTTGGGCCCATAGAGCAGCTTGTTGGATCGGTCGATGAACAGGTCGCCTGGGTTGCCGACGCCACCGGTGGGCGCAGCGTTGCCGGCCAAGACGGGCGAGGCACCAGAGGGCAGCGAGTAGAACGGCACCTGTCACCTCACCACACGTAAGGGCCACCGACCTCGACCCACACGGCCCCGTAGCGCGTGTAGTAACGACCGTTGTCCGTATCCAGCCACGTCGCACCTTCGCTCGCCGTCGCCGGGGCATTTGCTTGGATGTAGGCCTCGCCAGCCCCGGCTGGGCCCGTGGGGCCCGCCGAACCTGCAGCCCCCGCACTGCCCGTAGGACCGGTGGGGCCCGTGGCACCAGCTGCCGCGAAGAACGTCGAAAGCGTCGAGAGCGTGACCCGCTTCGTTGCCCCGTCGGACACGATCGGCACGACGTCCGGTCCGGTCACCGCGGTGTCGAGCGGCAGCTGCGTAATGCGCTTGATCGGCATTGGTTCAGTACCTCTACGCGATCAGCAGGTCGCCGCCCTCGGTTGCGATGTACGTCACGCCGCTGTCGGCCTGCGTGGTGTGAACCCTGACGACAAGCCGAAACCCGTCGGCATAGTGCCACAGCGGCACGCCCCGCGGCGTCCGCACCTCATACGTCACCGACACACCGTCCGTTGTCTCCACAATCCGATCGCCGTGCGCGGGCTCGCCAAACGGCAGATCCGCATCAGCAATCAGAAAATCCCTCGACTCCCACCGCTCGAGCACGCCGCCCTGGTTGGACGACTCAAACGCCGAGTTCCCCAGTGTCGCGACGACGTCAACCGCGGAGTTCCCACGGACATACGTCACCGTCCGACCGGCGGCACTCTTGAGCTGGCCAGCCAGCCACGCGGCACCTTGAGCGAGCATGTCTGGCATGGACCATCTCCAGCCCTACCACGCAACGCCCCGGCGGCGCGCTAGGTTGCGGTGCGCACCTGCCGGGGGTTGCGGGGAGGACTACTTGTTGAGGAGCACGTGGACCGACGCGTCGGCCGCGAGCCGGGCCTTGGCGAGCTTGCCGGCCGCCACGCCGGTCGAGGCATGCGCCACGCCCGAGGTCGCGTACCAGTTGATCGCCGAGCCCTGGGCACCGGTGGCACCCGTGGCACACGGCATCTCCCACACGCCCTCGACGGACACCGCGCCAAGCGCGTTGGCCGCGATGGGACGCGGGGCGACCGCCACGAGCGAGCCGATCACGACCACGTCGCCAGCCGCCACGGCGGACGCCGGGGTGTGGTCGAGAAGGTCACCGTCCTGGACATAAGAAGCCATCGAGATCACCTGCTTTCTGGGTTTGGGTTGAGAATCCCGGCGGGCTGGTTATGACCCCAGCCCGCCGGGTCTATGGTCAGGTCGCGGAGTCGCACTTCATGCCGGCGAGGTACTCGGCCTTGGCGACGCCAAAGTCGAAATAGCCACGCATCTGGATGCCCAGGACGTTGAAGTCGGCCTCGGCCGTCTCCACCACCGGGCTCTGGACGCCGTTGAGGAACGCCACCTCCATCACCGGCATGTCGGCCGGCGACGCGAGGAGGTAGTAGTCGGTCGTGTTGCTCAGGTAGGTCGAGGTGACCACCTGGTAACGACCGGCCAGGACGTTCCGATCCGGCTGACCACCGGTCGCACCGCTCTGGATGAGCGTGCTTCCCATGATCTCCGCGGCCGTGAGCTCGAGCTCCACCGGCACCAGCAAGATCCGCGGCTCCACCGCGACGGGGTTGCCGTCGGGGTCCTTGAGCTTGCGGAACTTCGTCGCCAGGGCCTTGAGGTTGGCCAGACTGAGGGCCAGCGAGCCGGCCGACAGGTTGCCACGCGCCGTCGTGAAGAACGACGCATCGTCCACGAAGTCGGCCCAGAACACGTCGTTGAGCTTCAGAGCACCGCCACGACCGATCCGCTGCGGCACCGCCGTCAGGGCCGACAGGTCGTCGTTGATCAGGTCGGTACGGGTGACCGAGGTCATGATCCCGTAGGTATCCGCACTGATCGTCCGCGACTCCTCGCTGGCGGCAGCGTTCTTGAGCTCGCCACCGTTGGCGACCTTGTCGAACTTGAAGCCGCCGTTCAGCCGATAGCTGGTCAGCGTCTTGAACTCGTTGACCGAACGGACTGACGAGATGGACCGCCACGTGCTCTCGACGCTGTTGAACCCGGCAAGCAGGCTCTTGTTCGCCGTGTTGCTCAGGATGCCGGCGATCGAGTGGGTCGCCCACGCGGCCTGCAGCACCGGACGCAGCGTCGAAGCCGACAGCCGGCGCGGGCCGTCGTAGCCATTGGCCACGGCCGCCTGCACCAGCACTTCGCCGAGGGACAGCTCCCGGCGAGCCTTGTGGGCCGCCTCAAGCACCTCGGGCTTGAACGCCTTCTCGACGTTCGGCAGGCCGCCCTGGAGGGCGAACGCCGCCTCGATGACCTCGGCCGACGGGGCCGACGGGGTCACGACATGCACCGCCGGGGCGGCGGGACGCTCGTCACGGGTCGCGGACAGCTTTTCCATCTGCTCGACTTTCTTCGTGAGAATTTCGATCGCGGCCTTGAGCTCGACGCTCTTGTCCTCGACCTTCGGGCTCTCCACGGCGACCTCCGCCGTGGCCGCCACGACCGCGGTCTCGACGACCTCGTCCGTGGGCTTCTGGGTGGCGTCAGCCGCCATAGAAATCTCCTCCGCGACGTCTTCAGCCGCGATGGCGACGCTGGTCTGCGAATCAGCGCCAAGGGTGACGAACGAGACCTCCCGCAAACTGGAGGCTTTGACGACACGGACCGGCCCCACGTGGGCCTGACCGTTGACTTGCACGACGCCGTCGGCGTCCACCTTCTGATGCCGACGGACGTCAGCACCCACCGAGGCCTGGAACTGGTAGCCGGCCTCCGCGAGCGCCAGCACCTGGTCGGCGTTGCCGTTGCGGGCGAGAATCTCGCCCTCGACGACGATCTGCCCGTTCTCGATCGACGGCGTCCCTTGGCCGAGGATCGACCCCAGCGAGTAGTCGTGGCCGATGACCACGGGCACCGTCTTGGGCAGCTGCATCCCGGCCACGTCGATCACGACGGGCTCGCGGCTCCAGCCCTGCCGGATCGGGGCACCGGTGTAGGCGACGATCTTGAACCGCTTCGGCCCGGCCGCAGCCTCGCCCTCGGCGGCCTGCAGGAACGTCACGGACGTGTCGAGCTTGATGGCGTTCATAGGAACTCCGCGAGGTCAGCGTCGTCGTCGTCGTCGCACCAGTGGTCGATGTCCCTCATGCGTCGGCCCCCTGGTCCTGCGGCATGGGCTGCGCCACGGCGTCAGGCATCTGGAGCCCGAGCTCGTCCATGAGGGCCCGCTCCGCGGCGATCTGCCGCAGTTCGACGTCCCACCGCTTGCCCTGCCGGGCGTATTCGCTGGCGAGCGTGGTGGTGAGCGTGCGGAGCCGCGTCTCAGCGGCGTTGGCTTCCTTGGCCGGATCGACGTGATCCTTGCCGTCCCACACCCAGCCCCAGTTCCACTCGGAGAAGGGCGGCATGCCTTCGGGCAAAATGCCGGCGAGCGATGCCTCGTTGACCCACGCCGAGAGCACGCGGTCGAGCATCGTCCGCTCGAGCTGGTCGCGTTCGACCCGCTGGTTCATCGCGTGGACCTGGTGGTCCATGCGGCCCGACGCGTAGTTGTAGGACGAGCTATCGAGGGCGGCGACGTTGTAGGGCAGCTGCAGGCAGCGGGCGATTTCGTTGAGGATGGCCCGCACGAACGCCGGATACTGCGTGGTCGGCTGCTCGGCCTTCAGCTGCGAGATGTCCCAGCCTTCGGGCAGCGTGGTGAGCGTCCGCTTGCTGATCTCCAGGGCCGCGAACGACTCGACCTCGTCGACCTCGGCGGCCGGGGAGTTTGAGTGGATGAACGCCGCCAGGTCGGCCGCCGTCTCGGCCGCAGCGATCACCGCCTCGGTGTAGCGACGCAGCTGGCCGAACAGCTTGAGTGCCGGGGCCACCTCGGGCACGCCACGGTGCTGGCCAGGGCGGCTCGGCTTGAACCAATGCACCATCTGGGCCGCCGGCACCCGCTGAAACTCCAGCGTGTTGACGCGGAAGTTGGCCCCGGGGTGGTAGTTCAGCACCTGGTAGGCGACGACATTCCCGATCTGGTCGAACTCGACGCCGTCGACCACGTTGCCTTCGGGCGTGATGGTCTGGGCCATGAGCTCGGTCGGCGTCGCGACCATCTCGGCCTCGACGAGCCGCAGGTCGAGCGTCACGCCCACCAGCCGCGGGTTGGTGATCATGAGGGCGAAAGCCTCGCCGTCGGTCACCAGCGCCTCGCGCATCGTCCGCAGCTTGGCCGGCAGGTCGACCCTCCAGCCCCAGTCGAAGAACAACCGCTCGACGAGCCGGTCCGCCTCAGCGTCGCCCGTGTCCAACTGCAGCCGGGGGCCGGTGCCGATCAAGTCGTTGGCGAGCGTCGCCGAGATGCCGGCCAGGTAGCTGTTGTTGGCCCGTTCGTAGCGGGCCCGATTACGGAGCGTGCGCCGCACAGACGGCGACAGGGCGGCATCGGCCGCGAACGCATCGGCGTTGGCCCAGTGGCGGTAGTCGTCGCCACGCTCGGCGGCGTCGTACTTGGCACGAACGACCGGCGCAGCCGCCGGGCGGGGCTTCTGTTGGCCTCGCAAGAGGTTGCCGAAGAGGCCCATTTAGATCGTGCCCGGCGGAATGATCCGGTTGAACCGCAGCCCGCGATGGGTGTTCCCGGTCGCGGCCTTGCTGGCCAGGTACTTGTCGGCCTCGATCTGCTGCGCCAGATCGTGGGCCTCCACCTCGCCGGCGTCGGTGCGCACGCGCTTCGGCTGCTGTGCCGCCGCCTTCAGCGCATCGGAGACTTCGTCGCTCATGACAGCGACGGTACGGGGCCAGAGGGGCTATCCCGCAGGGGGTATGGCTACTTAGACGCCAGCGCCAGACCCACATTGGCCAGCGCGTACCCGAACCACGCAATCGCCATCGGCGAGCCCTTGGCGGCCTGCTCGCACGCCACGTAGAGGTACAC